GGGCCGAGGACTTCGGCGACCGTCGCGCCCCACTCTTCCAGAACCGGCATGATCTGCTTACGGAACAGGAAGAACACCGCGACCAGAGCCGCAACGGCTGCGATGATCGGGGCGAAGGGGACGAGGAAGGCGACAAGCCCGGCAACGGCAGGCCCGGCCATAAGCCCGGCAATGGTCCCGACCGCAGAGATCAGCATTCCCACGCCGATGAGAACGGGACCGATAGCCGCCGCGATCAGGCCGCCGATCAGAATAAAGTTCTGCATCGCCGGGGACAGCTTGGAAAATCCGTCAAGCAAGGCAGTCAGCTTAACGATGACGGGGGTGATGACCGGCAGCAGCTTTTCGCCGATGGCCTCGCTGAGATCATCGAACGCCTGCCGCAACTTGGCGTAGGGGTTGGCATCCGCCGCCGCCTTGGCCGAGCCTTTATACTGGCGTTCAAGCTCCGCAAGGATGACGGCTTGCGCTCCTGCCGTATCGCCCGCCGCGACCAACGACTTCACCAGCGCCACTTGCGAGTCGTCCAACTCAACGCCCGCCTTGCGGAGCGCGTTGACGCCGCGAATAGGATTTTGCAGGGCCTTGCCGACCATGATGGTCGCTTCCTGCAAGTCCTTGCCGAGCTTCACCGACAGATCAACGATAGCCACTTGAGCGCGGTCAAACGTGGCGCCCGACACCTTGCTAAAGGTCAGCAGGTTGGCCGTGACCTTCCGCAGAATGTCGTCATCATCGATGGCCGCGATGTCTTGGATGGCCTTAGCGGCGACCTGCAATTCCGCCGCAGTCTTGCCACTCGCGTTGCCCATCGACTTGAGCGACGCCTCGACCTGGGCAAACGCATCCGCCGACTGTTGCGCCGCCTGAACAGACGCCACGCCGAAAGCCGCAATCGGGACAGTCAGACCCAGCGTGAGCGTTTGCCCAATGCCGGTGAACTTGGCCGACAGCTTCTGCATGTCGCGGTTAAAGCGGTTGAGCGTCCGCTGGGCGCCGTCCAGGCCCTTCTCAAACGCCGCCGTGTCAGCCCCGAGGACTACCCGGAGCGCACCGATAACCGCGTTGCTCATGTAGCCTCCGGGGGTGGCCCGACGATGGCGCCGAGCGCCGCTAGTATCTCGTCAGCCGTCTGTCTCTTCGGGCGCTTCTTGAGCGGGTCGGTCCCAAAGAACTTTTCAAACGACGGCATACGCTTGCCGCTGCGAGCGAGAACCTCGCCCGCGTAGGCCATCAGTTCACGGTGTCGGCGATCCGCCAGGACGAACTTCAGGCGGCTTTCGATCCAGTGCCGATAGCGTTGCGGGGTCTGGCGCCAAAAGGCATCCGCATCCCCGCCAAGCTCAATCCAGAGCCCTAACGCTTCCTCGAAGTCGAAGCCGCGCGGCTCGCCCTCTGAGGGTTTGCAGTGGCCTCGCCGTCGCCTCCCGCAAGGCCGCTGCGGTTCATGGCTTCCGCCACCACGCGCCCGGCCTCTTCCAGACCCAGCGCGCCGATTAGGTCGCCCGCATCCTGAACCGTCGCGTCCGGTTGATGCCGGAGCATGGACGCCCAAAAGATCGCCCGGATGGCCTTGGGCCGGGCCAGGTCCATGCCCCCGGCCCCAAGCACGTCCTCGACCTCGCACAGCGCGTTGAAGTCGAGGACCAGCTTGTAAGCCCGGCCCTCGACCTCAAACGCGACTTCGCCACGAACCGGATTAGCCATAGGTCGGTGAGCCGGTGAACTTCACGTTGATGGAGCCTTCCAGCTTGCCATCCGGCGTGATCTCGCCCGGCTCGTAAGCCGTCACGAAGCACTCGCACTGAATGTACTTCGTGTTGCTGGCCGTGACCTTCAGCGTGCGGACCAGACCGTCGCCGGCGGCGGTGCGAAGCAGTTGATCCGTCGTGTCACCCGGAATCCAGTTGATGGTCATCGTCCCCTCGCCCGCGTCGCGGATCGTGGAGATGAAGTCACGCCAGCCGCCGGAGCCGAGGTGCGTCGCGTCAGCGGTTCCGCCGCTCACGGCGATGGGGGTGACGCTGACGACTTCGCCGACAGCGGTAGGGGTGCCGGAGGCGTTGTCCAGGAGGACAGTAGCGCCGTTGCCGACAATCGCAGTGGTGGCCATTGGGCTGTTTCCATCTAAGGGATTGCGCGTCTCACGACGGGCAGCGCCTTGCCGAAGGGCGGTTTAGGCTACGGGCTGGTGTGCCAGACCCGAAAGTCAATAGAGGTGCGGTGCAGCTTCACTTCCTTGCCGTCCTCGTAGGAACTGCGCTCGGCGATCACCGCACACTGTTGAAACTCAACGCCGCCGGATGTGAACCGTTGGCCGCTCAGGCGGGCCTTGACCGCCCGCGCTACAGCCTTGGAGCCCGCGAACGTCTCGCCGTAGCAGTCCACCTGAACCCGGCTGTCAGCCAGGCTCACAGGGCCTTGCGTGACGTACTCCGGCAGATGCGACACCATCGTCACCACGATAGACGGGAACTTGTCGCCCTGCTTGGCGATGACGGGGCGGATGCGCGTGCCTACAAGGCCGGTCAACGGAGAATGCGCCAACAGGTAGGCGATAAGGGCTTCTTCCATGTCAGCCCCTTTTCGTCGCCCGCTTCGCAGCCCGCGCCGCCGTCTTCGCGATCTCAGCCGCTAGTTCAGTCTTCACCGTTTCCAGCGCGTCCATTTTCCCGGCATCCCATGCGGGACGGGCGAACGGTTGCGCCGCGTGGTCGATGGTCCCGAACTCCTGAAACACCGCCTGATCTACGCGGGTCGCCCCGGCGTAAACCTCCACATCGCTTTCCTTGCGGCTCACGCTGCGTTGGCGACGGGATAGGCGGATGCCGGTGTCGATGTGGTCGCCCAGGTATCCGCTGTCTCTCGGCGCCCGCTTGGCCATGTCGTCGGCAATCGGTTGCGCCGCCGTCAACAGCGCCCGGCGAACCACGCCCCGCGCCGTCGATTGCTTCATGGTCATCAGGGCCGCGTCTAACTCACGCAGCCCCGTGACCCGCATCCTCATCAGAGCGCGACGCCCGAAGAGGTGAAGCTGAGCTTGATGACCGTGGTGGACGTGGCGATGCCGACGATGAGCGGATATTCGCCCGACGCCAGATCAGCAACCGGGCAAATGCCGCCCGCCGTGTCCGACAGGTAGTAGGCGACGCCCGCCGTCATGGTCGCGCCCAGCGTCACGCTGTTGCCCGCCGTCGCGTAGGCGATGGGTTGACCGGAAGCGGAGCCGGTCAGCGCCAGCGCCGTGGCCACGCGGACCTCAGCGGTGCCGCTGTTGTTGTCCGCGAGCTTCCAGGTGTTGCTGGACGCTTCCAGATAGATCGCCTGACCCGCCGTGATGGTGGCGCCCGACGTGCCGTAGCCGATCTGCGAGCCCGCGACGGGAACGCAGTTGGCGGCGGTAATGGAAAGATCAGCCATGTCTTAGTCCTTCGTTCGCGGGGCGGCCTGACGAACAGGCGGCTTAGGTTCAGGGATGGGGGCGGGAGGCGGCGGCGGCGCATCCGGGTCGGGGTGTTGCTCGCCCTCGACGATGACGGCGTAACCGGCCTGCACATAGAGAACGCCGGTTTGCTCCGGCACGTCCACAATCTGCCCGACCGCAAACGGGTTCTCAGGCCGATCAAAAGCGACCAGCATCTTGACCTTCATAGGTCGCTCCTAGGTGTAGAGGGTTTCGCGATCCGCACGGGCGTTCGCGGTGATTTCCAGCCCGACCCGGCGTCCAATTTCCTTGACGCCCGCAATCTCGTATTCGCGCTCGACGTTCTGGTATTCGACCAGCTTCAGGCGCCAGGTCGGGTCCACCGCGTACACATCCGGCGTCCAGCGGATGCGGAACCGGGTGGTAATCATCGCCCCGACCTGTTGCGCCCTGATGCGCTCGGCGTCGCTCACGTCTTCCTTTGACGCGCGAACCGTCGCGGCGAGCGTGTAGCTGATGACGTCTTCGTTCGCGCTGTTCGTGGTCGCCAGCGGCTGAAGCAGCTTGACGGTGCGATCAAGGGCGCCGCTGTCCATCAAAGGAACTTTCGATGATTGGCCAGCAGGTTTTCAACCGTCGCCGCCACCGGGTAGACGCCGGCCACAGACCCGACCTGGGCCGTCTCGCGGAACCGGTAGGCGTCAGCGGCCACCAGCTTCATGGCCTGCAAAATCTCAGGCGGGACCGACGAACCCGCCGCGCCATAGCCCGCTACCGCCGTCACGGTGATCTGCGACCCGGTGCGGATCGTGGGCCACGTCTGGTTATATTTCAGGACGATGCAGGGCTCCAGGCCGTAAAGCCGGGCCTCGTAGACCGTCGTCGCAAGCGTCTGCGTCGCGCCGTCCGTGTCAACGTAGGTAATGGAGCTAATGCTTTGGACCGGCGCAACCGGGAGACTGTCAAGGTCCGCCCAATCGTCCGTCCGCAGGGTCAGCGTTTGGGTAATCAGCCGCAGGCCGGTGTAGCTTTCGACATACGCCCGCGCCGTCGCGATCTGCGCCTCGATTAGCTCGTCGTCCAACGTGCCTTGCGCGTTCAGTTGCATGATCATGTCATCGACCAGCAGCGGTTCAGCCGCCGCCGCCGACGACACAACAGGAGCGCGCCACATTACAGGCCACCCTTTCGGCGTTCGGGAGCGGCGGGCTTCACCGCGCGCTCCACAATCTCATCGCTGACCGGCACGGCGTAGCCAGCGGCGACAAGGCGCGCAGCCTCGTCACCGCTGAACCGCTCCGTTTCCTCGCCAGGGTTGACAACAAAGTCGGCCCCAGCGATGCCCGTCAGCATCCGCAGTCTCATCAGGCCGTGGCCTTCAGCACCACGAAGTTGATGACGAGAACGTTGTTGCCCGCCGTAGAAGCGTGGAGGTTGGTCAGGTGCAGCTTGAAGCTGCCCGCCGAGACCGCCGACGTAGCGACGATGAACGAGCCCGCCGA